CGGTGGAAGCCTACGGCAGTGCAACGGTGAAAGCCTACGACAGTGCAACGGTGGAAGCCTACGGCAGTGCAACGGTGAAAGCCTACGACAGTGCAACGGTGGAAGCCTACGGCAATTCCTATATAGAGGATTATATTGGTAATATTCGTCCTGAATCTGATTACGCCATAGTTAAAGACTATCATAACCACAAAATATACATCAAGAAAGGTCAATTTGAGATTATTGAAGTATAGTACACGGCCGGAATTGTGTATGTTGGATCGTTGCCAGTTCCGTCCACATAAATGGCAAGGGTTAGTAAATAATGGTTGTGCCCCGGAGAATACGCTTCGGGGCTTTTAATTAGGTAAATATGAAGAGAGTAAGTAGTAAACAAGCAAAACTAAATAGAGAAATGGATAAGATAAAGAGAAACCTATCTCCTCATTGTTGTTTGTGCGGTCGTCCGGCTGTTGACCCGGCACATTTGTTGCCTCGTTCTCTTTATCCTGAATACTATATTGAAGAATGGAATGTAGTTCCAATGTGTAGAAATCATCACGACCTATATGATGGAAGCCGAGAGTTTCGCAGAAGGTGTACTGAATTAGTAAATATAGTCCGCTTACATGATGAACAGGCGGCTAATAGATATTTTGGCTTATGAAACAAATTATTCACGGGAAAGTCCCAAGTAAATCCAATTGTTATAAAGTTATAACTCTAAGTGGGCATGGCAGCCTTGCCAAACAACCGGCATTAAAGGAATATGAAAAGTCTTTCTATCTGCAATGCAACCAGTATAGAGGACAGATGATAAGCGGTCTGTTTGAACTTCATTTGAACGTGTTTTACGAGAATCAACGTCCGGACCTTGACAACTGTTTTAAAACGGTCCTCGACTGTTTGCAAGGATGCAAAGCTATCAAGAACGACCGTAACTGCGTAAAGATAGTAGCAGAGAAGTTCATAGATAAAGTGAATCCAAGAATTGAATTTGAAATTATACCGATATGCAATTCAAATTAAGAGATTACCAGCAGAAAGCCTCTGATGCTGCCGTTTCTTTCTTCAGCAATAAGGCGAAGAAAACAAATGCTATCATGGTCTTGCCCACAGGAAGCGGCAAATCGCTTATCATAGCGGATATAGCCGCAAGGCTTGACGGTCATACCTTGGTGTTCCAGCCCTCGAAGGAAATACTCGAACAGAATTTCAAGAAACTCTGTTCATACGGTATTCTTGATTGCAGTATCTATTCAGCTTCTTTCAACTCAAAAGAAATAAGCCGGATAACATTCGCCACCATCGGCAGTGTGAAGAATCATCCTGAACTGTTCACCCACTTCAAGAACATCATCGTGGACGAATGCCACCTTGTTAACCCCAAAGAGGGAATGTATAAGGATTTCTTTGATGCGGTAAAGTGCAAGGTTCTTGGCTTGACTGCAACACCATACCGTTTAAGCTCCAGCCGTGATTTCGGCTCTATGCTGAAATTCATCACCCGGACAAAGCCTCATGTTTTTTCAGAGGTCATTTACCATGTACAGGTATCAACCCTATTAGATTTGGGGTATTTGGCAAAACTAAATTATTATCCTATGAATCCTATTGGATGGAACGAACTCAATTTGAAGGTAAATACCACTGGTGCCGACTATACAGATAGGTCAGTTCAAAGAGAATATGAACGGATAGACTTCTACGGTTATCTCGTTCATATCGTCCAAAGGCTGATGAATCCCAAAGCCGGAGGAAAGCGGAAAGGTATTTTAGTGTTTACCCGGTTCTTGAAAGAAGCCGAACGGTTAACCTGGTCTATACCCGGTTGCGCTATCGTTTCAGGTGATACTCCGAAAGGTGAGCGTGAAAGAATACTCGAAGCGTTTAAGTCCGGTGAAATTCCGGTAGTGGCGAATGTCGGGGTATTGACTACAGGTTTTGACTACCCGGAACTTGACACTGTTGTTATGGCACGTCCTACAATGTCACTTGCTATGTGGTATCAGATAGTCGGTCGGGCTATTCGCCCCCACCCTTCCAAAGAATGTGGCTGGGTCGTAGACCTCTGTGGTAACATCAAACGTTTTGGCGAAGTCTCTGATTTACGGTTGTTTGATAGCGGTAATGGTAAATGGGTAGTTTGTTCCAAAGGAAGACAATTAACTAACGTGAGATTCTAACTATGGACGAAGGATTTTTGAGGCTAAGCCGCAGGTTTTTCTCGAATGAAATGTGGAAGGTAGCCCGTGAGTTTTCGGAGTGCGAAGCGTGGCTTGACTTGATTCAGTCAGCACGATTTGAGGCAACCGACAAGGCGTACAGCGAACTCATCGGAGGTCGGGAAATCTCTTATTCAAGAGGTCAATATCCAGCATCTATATCTTTTTTGATGAAGCGTTGGCAATGGTCTGAAAAGAAAGTGCGCTATTTTCTTGCCAAACTGAAAAAGAGAGGCATGATAACGACTTGTAACAAACAAGGCATGACTGTGATAACTTTATGCAAGTATGATGAATACAACCCCTACAAGGGCATGCCCAAGGGCATAGACAAGGACATAGATAACAATAAAGAAATCAGAGAGTTAAATAATGCTTTGGGCGAGTTAAGGGCGGAGTTAAGGGCAGTTGTTGAAAAAATGGGGCAAGCTAAGGGCGATAATAAGAAGAAAGATGAAGAAGATAATACTAAAGAATCTCCTTACGGAGATAAGAAAAACGCGGCTAAAGCCGCTACTCTCTCTCGAAAAGAATCTTTTTATCAATCTCTTGTACCTTTTGTCGGTAAGTATCAAAAGGAAATGATTCGCTCCTTCTTTGATTATTGGTCTGAACTGAACAAATCAGAAACTAAAATGCGCTATGAACTTGAAAAGACCTGGGAACTTCCTAAAAGGTTGGCAACATGGGCAAATCGGGAAAAAATACCGGCCAAGCCAACTACTGATATTGGTGTGGTTCTCAAAGATAACTCTCCTGACAAATACGATTCGCCACAGGAAAGAAAATGGGAGGAAAGATGGAACAAATAGACTTTAAAAAAACAATCGACAATCTTAGGAAGACTGGATTTAACCCTGTTCCCAATCTTGTGAACATAGCAATACCAGATGCAAAGAATATCCTTTGGCAAGGGTTGAACTATTTCACGGGAAATGCCGAATGGCTACCGGAATACGATGAAATAGCCACATGGCTTTCTGGGAATAACGGGCGTGGACTTTTATGCCATGGCAATTGTGGACGAGGGAAATCACTTATATGCTGGAAGATTATCCCTTTGCTTCTCAATCACTATTGCCGGAAGATTGTAGCATGTTATGATGCACAACAGATGAATGCTGATATAGATGCTGTGAAGGCAAAGCATATTATCTATATTGATGATGTCGGCACAGAGAATCTTAGCGTGAAATTCGGAGAAAAAAGACTTGCCTTCTGTGAAATTGTTGATGAAGCGGAAAAGCGAGGAAAGCTCTTGATATTGACCACTAATCTATCACTTGATGAAATATCCCAAAAGTACGGGGAACGGACAATGGATAGATTGGTGGCGATTACTACACGGGTAAAATTCAAAGGAGACAGTCTGAGAAAATGAATGTTACAATATGCTGGGTTACCAAAGATCGGGAAGCCATAGAAAAAATACGAAAGAAGTTCGGCATATCATCTTATATGAGTGTCAACAGGGAGACTCCCTGTGATATCAAGGAAGAAGATATGGAACTCCTTAGAGAGACTGAAAAACGAGGATTCATTCAAATAAGAAACAAATAAAATCATGTTAGTAGGAACAACAAATCTTAATACTACCCTCAACTTAACCTATGTGTTGACAGATGTCGTAGAAACCCTTCTCTATGATTTGAGAAGTGAAATGGGGAAGCAAGGCTATGAATTACGCCACGATGCGAAACGCAATTTCAACACAGCTATAGCTTCTATTCGTAAATTGAAACAGGACGTTGACAAAACCCAGTTCTCCACACAGGAGAATTTTGGAAACGACTCCGATTGCCTTCTTGCGTTTATCAGATTGTTGGTAGACCGGTGCGGAGACGATGATAAGAAGATGTTCGAGTTTTATAATTACATCAAGCGGTTCCCTTCACAGCTTGGGTTGGAGATGGCTGATGAGAAGAGTGTGTTTGCGCATATATTTGATAATTGATATTCATAACGATATAGAAATGAATACAACCTTTGAAAAGTCAGCTAATACCACTGACGAATGGTACACGCCAAAGGAAATTATAGACGCATTGGGAAAGTTCGATTTAGATCCATGTGCTCCGGTTAACCCACTTTGGCAAACAGCAGAAATCATGTACAACAAGAATCAGGATGGATTAACTAAAAAATGGATAGGTCGGGTTTGGCTAAATCCTCCTTATTCCCGTCCGCTTATAGAACAGTTTGTTAAGCGTTTGGCAGAGCATGGAAACGGAATTGCATTACTTTTCAACCGTTGCGATTCAAAGATGTTTCAAGATGTAATATTCGAGAAGGCAACAGCGATGAAGTTTTTGCGTAACCGGATTCGTTTCTTTCGCCAAGATGGAACACGCGGAGATTCTCCCGGTTGTGGTAGTATCCTAATCGCTTTCGGTGAAGAGAATGCAGAGGTATTAAGAACCTGTGATATCGCAGGTAAGTATGTTAGAATCAATTAGAGATATGAGTATGTCTCCAGTAGTACGTGATGCCTGGATGCTTCGCAAACTATTAGAAAAAGCAACTGGCATTAAGGTTTATAAAGCAGAATTAGGATCGTTCAGCTCCTTCAATCTTTATAGAGGGATAGTGCAGGAGTATAAAGATGAAACCAACACACATATTACAGTAGCGCAAGGAAGCTGGAGTATAACCGAAGGAGGTGAATATAAGGTTTCGCTTTATACGCCTACTATCACCATCGGGTACAAGAGGATGATCAATGCACAACTGGTACGTAATATTGCAAATAATATTGTAGATGCCTTAAATTCGAAATTTGGGCAAGACTGTTGGAATACATGTAATGAAGAGCATCGTTGCTGGTTACCTCTTTCCAGAGTTTCATTTTACCTGCAGATTCCGAATTTTGAACAATATAACTAATTAATAACAGAACAGAAATGAGTAAAATAATTATAGATGGCAAGAAATATGAACGAATCAAAGTTAAGGGGAAAGAAAATTGCAACGATTGCGATTTAGCAAAAAATGTAAGAAGTTTAGCCTCTGTGCCTATTTGTTGGCAGGAAGGAAACGAAAAGATTATAAAATATTGTGAGAATCACCCTGATGTAATATACAAAGAAGTTAAACCATAACAAAAATAGAAATGAGTGAATTATATATACCCATAGAACGTCCTACAAGGAATTTGGTAAACGGCAGGTTCTTGAAAGGTCACACTCCTCATAACAAAGGTAAGAAGTTGAGATTCCATTCAAGATGGAGTAAACGTAGATGCTTAAAGAATTTGGAAAAAGGACGTGGAGCATGGCACAAGACGGGTGCTGGCATGAATCGGAAAAGTGTAGTAGCTATAAAAAATGGTCAACTGTGTGGTATCTTCCCTTCTATTCAAGATGCAGGCAAGGCAACAGGGGTCAGCCCGTCCTTGATTAGTTATATCTGCCATAAGAAACCCGGCAAACACAAAGCTTGTGGTTTTGAGTGGTTCTTTGAGAATGATAATACTTGGTGTGATTTGATATTAAATGGAAATGGATGATAAACGAAAACAAATATTGGTAGATTACATATCATACCTGTATACAACAGGAAAGAACTATGATTCCATTGGCAAGTATATCAAGTATGTAACGGATTTTCTTGAGAGCGCCGAAGAAATCAATCGCCGCGGTTATTTGAAATATAAACATAAAAATGCGGATGCTATGGTGCGCCATTCGTTTATGTGTGCGGCTGTTTGTGATTTATTGTCTTATCTTAAAATCGGATATGGCCGACGGGAAAAGGCTGTAAAACCTTTGGAGAAACTTGAGGTTATTTCAGAGAAAAATAAGAAACTGCTCCATGATTTCATAATATGGTTGACTGATAACAATGATTATTCATCACATACAGTTGATATCTATCACACCTCTCTTAAGCAATACTTCGAATACGCCAATGAACTGAATATGGAGAATTGCAGGCGATTTATAAAAAGCCTTGAAGAGGCGAAGCTCTCTCCTGCCACCATTCGATTACGTATTACAGCCATTGAGAAGTTCTCTAAATGGATGAAAAAGCCGATAGAATTGAAGAGGCCTAAAATGAAACGCAAGTTAGATATTTCTAATGTTCCTACCGAAGATGAATATAATCGGTTACTGGAGTATCTTAAAACAAAACTCAACAAGGATTACTATTTCTTCATTAAGGTATTGGGTACTACAGGGGCCCGGCTATCGGAGTTTCAGCAATTCACGTGGGAGGATATAGCGACCGGTGAAGTTGTTTTGAAAGGGAAAGGGAACAAGTATCGGCGTTTCTTTTTCCAAAAGCAATTGCAGAGGGAAGTGAAGGACTATATAAAGGAGACAGGCAAATCCGGTACTCTTGCTGTCGGGAGATTCGGGCCGTTGACTCAAAGAGGTCTTTCACAGCATCTGAAAGTATGGGGTAAACATTGTGGTATCGATTCGAAAAAAATGCACGCTCACGCCTTCCGGCACTTCTTTGCTAAAATGTTCCTGAAGAAAACCAAAGATGTAATTCAATTAGCAGACCTTCTTGGTCATGGTAGTGTAGATACAACAAGAATTTATTTACAAAAAAGTTATGATGAACAACAAAGAGACTTTAATAAAAACGTTACGTGGTAGTGTAGCCCAGCTCAATGAATTGTCGGATATGACTGAAGGCATAGATGTTTATGACGCTGCCGGATATGTTGATACTGAATTTCTTATGGAAGCGCTTTCCTGTGTTAATACTTTTATGGATGCGAGTAATATGGTTATTACGAAAATATCCTCACTGTTAGCGCCGGACGCTCCGGTTGATGAAAGGAAGAACCAGGCTGATGAAGGTAAGAAATGGAATGTGGAAGAGATACTGAAGCATTGTACTCTTGAGGATAGTGTTCTTAGACTTCCGAAAGTACAATTCAATAAGAAATCCTATGCTGAAGCAAAGAAATGGATAGAAGAAGCTGGCGGCTCATGGCAGGGAGGTAAGATACAGGGATTCACATTTCCTTTTAATCCGGAACGTGTGTTCTCCATCTTGAAAGAAGGTAAGCGATGCGATTTACAAAAAGATTTTCAATTCTTTGAAACGCCTGCTGATGTTGCCGACTGGCTGGTTATGCTTGCCGGAGGGATATATGAGGATGATACAGTATTAGAGCCAAGTGCCGGACGTGGCGCTCTGATAAAAGCGATTCATAGGTCGTGCCCGTCAGTAACAGTTGAATGCTATGAACTGATGCCGGAAAACAGAGAGTTTCTTCATGCACTTGATAACGTAATATTGCTTGATGAAGATTTTACGAAAGATAGTGTAGGACATTACACTAAAATTATTGCTAATCCTCCGTTTTCCGGTAATCAGGATATTGACCATGTAAGGCTTATGTATGAACGCTTGGAAGAAGGTGGAACTCTTGTTGCTATTACCAGCCAGCATTGGAAATTCGCATCTGAAAAGAAATGTGTTGAGTTCCGGAAATGGTTGGAAGAGGTTCATGGAGAAGTTTTTGAAATCGGAGCAGGTGAATTCAAGGAAAGTGGAACGACTGTTAGCACTATGGCAGTTGTAATAAAAAAGTGATTCAAATCAGAACAGTAATGAACATCGGAATATTAGCAGTTGACAGCAATTACCCTAATCTCGCATTGATGAAGATAAGTGCATGGCACAAGGCAAGAGGCGACAATGTAGAATGGTATAATCCCCTTTGTTCTTATGATAAGGTTTACATGGCAAAAGTCTTCAGTTTTACACCGGATTACGGCTACTATATCAATGCTGATCAAGTCGAGAAAGGCGGTACAGGATATGACATAAGCAAAGTTCTTCTACCGGAAATTGATAGAATGATCCCTGATTACGATCTGTATAATGTTGATAAGAATTTGGCTTATGGCTTTCTCACCCGCGGATGTCCAAACCACTGTAAGTGGTGTGTGGTACCGAAGAAAGAAGGAAACATCGCTACTTACATGGATATTGAAGAAATAGCCGTTAATGGGAGAAAAAACATCATACTCATGGATAACAACATACTTGCATCCGACTACGGTTTGCAGCAGATTGAAAAAATAATCTCCATGGGCGTGCGGGTTGACTTTAATCAGGGATTAGATGCCCGGCTGGTAACGGATGATATTGCCAAGTTGCTTGCAAAGGTAAAGTGGATGAAGCGTATAAGGTTTGGTTGCGATACACCTGGACAGATTGCCGAGTGTGAGCGTGCTACAGCATTAATTGATAAGTACGGCTATAAAGGTGAATACTTCTTTTACTGCATCCTACTTCATGACTTTAAAGAATCATTCGAGCGCGTCAATCATTGGCGAAATAGAGGGAGTAGATTCTTGCCTTATGCACAACCATATAGAGACTTAATCAATCCACATCAAATCATTCCACAATGGCAAAAGGATTTAGCCGGATGGGCTGACAAGAAGTGGATTTTTAGAAGTTGTGAATTTAAAGACTTCATGCCAAGGAAAGGATTTAAGTGTAAAGAATATTTTTATAATGATTAGAATAAGACCAATGAAAAATGTAACGAAACTCGCCAAGAAATCAGCCGGACTTAGTCAAAGATGTTCGATTTGTCCACTTATGCAAAGATGTGATCCAGAAATAAACAGAATTTGCTTTGATAGTTTTGTGGAAGGCTTTAAGAAGGGGGCTAAAGCAGCAGAAAAAGAAATAAACAAGAAATTCAAATCCGATAAAATATGAATAAAAAGAGTAATTATGATAAGAAAAATACAGTAGTAATATATGGAAACCGTAGAACTAATAATTAAAATCGCATTGTTTATCCTCAATGTTTCAACTGTTGCTTTCATTGTAATCATGATAAGCAAATGGCACAAACGTATGGAGGACAAGCTGGATAGTATTCAAAGATATATTCATCACGTAACAGACCGTAATGATATTGTATATATCAATCAGCTTGAAGAGATAAAAAGGATACTGATAGAATCTGAACGCTACGAGGATGCTGACAAAATCAACAAGTGTATTGAGATTGAATTCGATAATTTTAAAAGAAGAGTGGGAAGTGATGAAACAAGAAATAGACAACAACCTATTGGCTGACTGCTTTGAATCAGCCATGAGAGAGAATGAAAGGCTCTTGATAACTTACTGAACCAATTCTTTCAGTAATTTAATTATTACCAAGTAGTCTCGTAGGGGATTATTCGGTAATTTTAGTTTGTAAAAGTACGACTATGGCAAAATTTAATGAACAAATAATAAGAGAATGTGAGTTGTGGGTAAGCGAAAACGGACTCATGGAGTACGGAGGGGCAAAGCTGAAAGATTTTTGTTCTCATTTCAATATAGACCCTCAAACTTACTATAATTGGCTTGAAAATTCGGTTTTTTCGGATGCTATAAAAAAAGGGAAAGAATGCTTTAAAAACGGATTAGAGCGCAATGTTGTTTTTTCTCTTGCAAGGTCTGCCATCGGGTATGAATACGAACAGGTTTCTTCTGAATACTACATGGAAGGTAAGAAAAAGAAGTTGAAAAAGGAAGTTAGAAAAAATGTCCGTGTTGAACCTAATGTGGGAGCTGGTATATTCCTTCTTACAAACCTTGCTCCTGACAGATGGAAGAACAAACAGAACACCGAACATTCCGGAGAAGTTTCTACAGGGTTGACCGTTGTAGTCAATAACAAAGAAGAAGCGGATTTGATAGATAAGTTAAAGAAATTCTAATGAATGCGACCTATGTGTATCTTGAAAATCTTAAAGCATGGCTTTCCGGTAGTAGACTTGTTGCCAATAAGGGTGGGACTCGTTCGGGAAAAACATATTCGCTTGTATCGCTCTTTGTCACCATAGCTACAGGTAACTCTAAAAGGCGTGTGATAGATGTTGTTTCTGAAAGCTTGCCACATTTGAAGCGAGGTGCGATATATGACATTGATGATATTCTTTCCAATGAAGGATTAATAGAAGGAATTGATTATAGTAAAAACGAAACAGATCATATCTATATATTCAATACAGGAACAAAGATTCGATTCTTTTCTGCCGATGATTGGGGGAAGGTGAAAGGTTCTAGGCGTGATATTCTGTTTATTAATGAATGTAACCGGATAGGGTATGAAATATATCGTCAATTATCTGTTCGTACAACAGAATGTATTTTTATTGATTGGAATCCAGATGCGGAGTTCTGGTATGAGATGAAGGGGTTGCAAACCAGAGAGGGTACTATAGAAATTCATTCTACATATAAAAACAACCCTTTTCTTTCAGAACAACAAATAGCTGAAATAGAATCAAATAAAGAAGATGAAAATTGGTGGAAAGTATATGGGCTTGGATTAACGGGGCGTTCCGTTGGAATCATTTACTCTAGATGGAGTCAAGTTAATGAAATACCTACCGGATCAAGATTTATTGGGAGAGGACTTGACTTTGGTTTTACCAATGACCCGACAGCGATTATTGACGTTTATCTGAATGATGGTAAGTTGTGGTTGGATGAACAGTGCTACGAGAAAGGGCTTACGAATGACAAGATAGCGAGCAGGCTTAGAGATAAGAATTGCGATGTGGTTGCTGATTCTGCTGAGCAGAAGTCTATACAAGAAATTTTCAACTATGGTATTTCACGTATAGAACCATCTCAAAAGGGACCTGATTCTGTAAGAACTGGAATTCAGATATTGCAGAGATATGAGATGTGCGTAACAACAAGGAGCCTAAATCTTATAAAAGAGTTGAGAAATTACAAATGGAAAGAGAATAAAATGACCGGTGATATAACGAATGAACCGATAGACAAGTTTAATCATGCGCTCGATGCTGTTCGTTATGTAGCATTGAATAAGTTATCAGAGAAGCCAATAATACGCAGGCCAAAAGCAAGATTAGGACAGATATGACAGTAAAAGAATTTTTAATAAAGAGTGACGTTTGCCGGGACCAGGAAGGATTGAGAAAACAGATTGAATCTCTTCCTAAGCCGGAATTTATCGGAAACAAGCGAACGCCTTCCGACTTGAATGATATAACCATGGGGCAGTTGATAACACTTCAATCCATGGAAAAGTCTAAGGATGTTGCATTGACTCCATGTATGGCTATCCTTGGCATGAAAGAGAAAGAGATTTTGAAATCAAAGGCAGAGGTAGTTCTTGGTTTCTCGATGTGGGTGATAACGGAAGTAGAACACATCAGCAAGTTGTTTGCATCTACAAGTATTGAGTTAACTCCTATTCAAAAAAAAGCCGGGTATGGGGATTTAAGATTTGGTGCTTTTGGAATTATCCATCGATATGCTCAAATGATGGGTATAAACAATCATGATGATGTAGAGGATGTGCCATGGATTAGAATTTATAAATGTTTTGATATGGAGAAAAAAATAGCACTTTGCAAAATTAAGGAGAGCAAAATTATTGAATATGAAAGCAAATTAAAGGCGAAACAATAGTATGACAACAGTCGAGCAAAAAATAAAAAGCATAGTCGATAAGATGGAGGGTATAACTTACATCTTCGATAATTGGCGTATGGCTAATGTAAAGCTAGATAAGGTTCCCCTTCCGGCTGTGATTAATATTCTTCCGGTGTCCGGTAGTTTTAATTTGAGTAAGAGCCAAATAAAAGACTTTCCAAACTGCCTTATTGCTTTCGTTGATAAGATAGACCTTGATTTCGATGGAACTAAAGCAGACCAAAAGGTGGAGCTCTGTAAGAGCTATGCAAAAGAGTTCATTCTTCGATTGAACGAAAGCGGATTGTTTGAATATGTGGATGGAGATATTTACTACTCTACTACATATGACCGACTAGACGTGAATGTGGCTGTCGTTGCAATAGAACTGAAACTAAAAGAGAAGCAAGGTCTATTATTGTGCTACGGTAACGAAATAGGAGAAATGTTCAAAAAGATAAGGAATAAGTTCGTTGGAAGCAAAAAGTGAAGCATTAAGTATCTTAGAGTATGAATTGAACGCCTTTAAACAAAGGGTTATTGAGAATCATATCAGAGCCGGACAAAAAGCGAGTGGAAGAACTATATCTAGTTTGCGAGTTGAAATAACATCGGATGGTGGAATTGTCTGGGGAAGAAAACCTTTTGCAACGCTAGAAACTGGGCGAAAGGGCGGTAAGGTACCAAGAGGATTTTATAAGATAATTTACGATTGGATAATTGATAAAGGATTAATATTCGAAAAGCCAAAATCTGTCGCTTATCTTATAGCAAGAAAGATAGCGAGGGAGGGAACCCAACTACATCGTGATGGTGGACGTGATGATATTTACTCTAAAGAAATAGAGAGAACGACTGAAATCATTATGGAAAAGGTCTTCGGAATATTCGAAAGGGATGTTACACATATAAATTTAAATAGCAATGAGGACAGAGGAATTTAATGGGCATACAATAACATATCCGGATGAAACTTGTTTTGCTTTCAATCCGCAGATTGTTACAGTAGATAGAGTCACTAGTGATGTTTCTTTCCGGGTTGGCACATATTATAGTCCTGTGGACAAGAGATCTCCTATTGATGGGAAAGTATCAATAGATATATCTGAATATATAAAAGCTTGGATGGAGGTATCTCCTACTGACATTCCAAGTCATTATTCTCTTTCTCTATCTGTCATTATAGGTGAACAAACTTTTGCTACAACATTGAAGCCTATATGGGGAGCAATGAATATAGGAGAGGTATTTAATCCTTCTCGTACAGTTACAATGTTTAGAAAATTCCCTTCTACCATTACAATTTTTAATCCTGACCCTCTTAATGATTATGTACAAGTCAGATATGATGAAACTGACTATAAGGACTTTATGATAAATACCGGTTTGAGACATTGGGGTTTTAATGAGATATTTAAAAATGCAAAAGACTTTGGGATTATTAAGGTTTTGAATACTCCAGAAAAACCAAGTACATTCCAATATACTTTTGACAGGACATTTAAGCCTATTCCTGATGATGCGGTTTTTATCAAAGTACTATTCAATGATTGTGATAAAGGAATTTACTTGCGTTGGCTTGATCGACATGGATTTTTGCAATATTGGCTTTTTCAAGAAGGGGATTTAATGGGGCGATCATCTAATGAGGGAGAGAAATTGAATGTTGATTATAGCGATGTGAAATACGCATATAACGGAATGAATCGCTACCAAGGCAAAACGTATCAAACTACAAGAAAAGCTTGTGCTACATTGGTAGACAGAGCTACCTTTAATTTGCTTTCTACAATTTATTCTTCTCCTATTGTTGATATATATATAGGGGAGAGTTGGATTCCGGTTAATATTGTAGCTGGGTCTTTTACTGACAGTGGATCGGATTTACAGGATTTTGAAATTCAGATAACTATGCCGGAAACTATAACACAGATGTTATGACAAGAGACGAATTATATATCAATGATATCAAGGTTGATCTAGGTAAAACGGATATTACTTTGAGCTATAAAAGTAATTTGCTAACCGATATTAGTAAGATCGTAAGTAATAGCAGCTATACTATTAAGCTACCGAAAACAGCGAGAAATCTTGCTTTGATTGAGTGTTCTCATATACCGAGTTCAACGAGCCGTTATCCTTACCTAAAGCATAAAGGCACATTGCTCCGGAATGGTATTGAGATAATCAAAGATGCAATTGTAGTATTGCTAGAGACTAATGAATCTATAGAAATAGCCCTTACTTGGGGGAATGTTACTAACTTCGCCAATATAGTAAACGATGGCAAGAAGTTGACAGATTTGGAATATGGAACAGTTGAGGGCACAGATTGGGTTGTTTGGGAAAATTGGGGAGAAAATTCGGAAAGATTTCCACTTATTGACTACGGGTTCAACTCTGATGATTCAAACGTTTGGTATCATCCGGTAGTACCAGTATGGTGGATACTTCATAAGATTCAAGAAGAAAGCGGAGTGACGTTTAATTTTCCTTCTGAAAAAATGGATATTATAGATCGAATGATTGTCCCTCTTTTGACAAGGAATGATTCACAAGATTTTTTTGATAAATATCCATTTAACATAAAAGTGTCCGGCATTAGATACCCTGGATTTAATTACTTAAATTTGACATTTTCAATACCTGATAATACACAAAAAAATTATGGTGAACTACTTACAAATAATACATTTTTGCAACTAAATTATAATGCGACTTTAATATCAGGAGAAATATATATTGGAATTAAATATACATATACAGTGACTCCGTCCGATTATCCTATGATGTTCAGGGTATTTGAAAGTGATGCAAATGACAAACCTATAATATACAAAGAAATACATCCTCAGACTGTAACACAAAAAGACGGATATAAGTCTCTATATTTTAAGTTTACTTACAATGTAGTTATACAGGAAGGATATAAATTAGATTTCAGACTTCAGCCTAAAGGAGCAGTTGATCAGAATTCCAGTTTTATAGAGTATGATAGTAATGTGAATTTATATTTGAAAGCCAAGGGCAATATATCTTTTGGAGAGAAACTTCCATTAGTTCCTAATCTTCCTGATGTTAAACAAATAGACTTTATCAAGGCCATTGCCTCAATGGTTGGTCTGTTTGCCTTACCGGATGGCGTAAATGGAATCAAGTTTATTCCCTTCGATAATCTGTCTGCAAACAAGTTTAAAGCTGTTGATTGGACTAACCGTGTTATTATGGCTTATAGGAGTGTAACACCACGAAGCCTTAAATATACTCTTGACAATATAGCTCAAAATAACAGATTCCAGTACAAAGAAGATGATAAGGTAAAAGGAGATTACGATGGAAATATACAGGTTAATGATGCCACGATAGATTACGAACGTGATGCTATTAAACTGCCTTTCTCCGCTTGCGATGCAAAGAATGGAGTAGCTTATATCCCTATGTATTCCTACAACGAAAACGGGGAGTTACAATACAATAAAACAAATCCCCGAATATTGCTTATTGACGGTACAAAAGGAGTATTCAAAGGGCTAGAATGGACTACCTTAATTGCAAACAACTACCAGACGTACAAAGGACTAATCAATGATGCAAAGGTAGTGACCGAGTATATCCGTCTCAACAGTATCGAGTTACGAGATTTAGAGATGGATGTACCGGTTTATCTAGCACAATATGGCTGTTATTTGGCTATCATAGAGATAAAGACTAATGAGAATGATATATGCGAGTGCAAACTTTTAAAATTGTAATACTATGGCGGAAAATGCAACAGAAAAAATATTAGAGATTAAAGTAAAATATGATGATGCTATACGTAAAATTGCGGCATATCGTACAGAACTCGATGCCTTAAAAAAAGAAGAATCTGCTTATAAAGAAGAGTTGAAAAAAGGAAAGATTTCCCTTGAAGCTTATAATCTTAAAATTGCAGAATTAAAGGCGTCATCTCAACAATATACAGATGCAATTCGTGTTCTTAATAAAGAAATTCAGAATAATAGGAAACAGCAAACTGAATTAGAAGGAAGTTTAACATCTCTTCGTGCTCAACTATCTAATCTCACAGCCGAGTACGATAGTCTTTCGGAAGCGGAAAGAAATGCCTCTAAAGGACAAACTTTGAAAAAGAGTATAAATGATATTACTGATTCCCTTAAAGGTGCTGAAGAAGAGACTCAACGTTTTTACCGCAATGTTGGAAATTACGAAGAATCTATAAAGAAGGCAGTATCTGCAAATGTGCCATTTATTGGTCAGATTATGGATATTCAAGAAAATGCAGGAGGATTAAAAGGAGCGTTCAATGCTGCAACTACCGCTGTAAAAGGATTTTCAAAGCAATTGTTAGCCCTTTTGGCTAATCCCATTGTGGCTACTCTGTCTGTTATTTCAGTTGTTATAATGGGGGTTACAAAAGCTATAAACTCCAGTGAAGAGGCTTCTAATCGATGGAGTATTATTACTGCTCCTTTGACGAAAGTTCTTAATGGACTTCTTAATGTAGTTCAATTTTTGGCGGGCGGAATTCTTTCTGTAGTAGAAGCAGGAGCAAAGTTGAATAATTGGATCAGTACACAGCTTGAAAAAGTTCCTTTACTTGGCAAAGTGTTTAAAGATATTAATGATTCCAACCGTGAGGCCATTGAATTAGCAAAAGAAAAGATTGCCATCCAACAACAAGAACGTAAGGATGAGGTTCAAAATGCTAAAGATGCGCTAGCTGTGTCTGAACTAAGGAACAAAGCTAAGGATAAAGAAAATTATACAGATAAAGAACGTTTGGAGTTTGTAAGGCAAGCTAATAAATTAGAGCAGGAACAGGCGGATAGAAATGTTGAATTGGCTGAACGTAAATTGAAAGCCCTTCAGATAGAATCAGAATGGGCGCAAAATAATAAAGAAGCAAATGACGAATTGGCACGATTGGAAGCTGAAGTCTATAAAGCTAGAAAGGATCAATTTGATAAAACTAGAGAATTGCTTGAACAAGAAAATACTATTAAAGCCGAGATTGCTGCTAAGGACAAAACTGCTGCCGAAGAAGCAAAGAAACAGGCAGAGGAATACATTCGTATTGTAAAAGAGAGAAAAGATAAAGAAACCGAAGCCATCCGGCAAGCAGAAGATGCAATGCTTGCTTTAGTAAAAGATGGGGCTGATAAACAACGTCAACAAATTAATATCTCGTATTCTCGTGAAATTGAGGATTTGAAGAAAAAACTCAAAGAAGAACAAAATCTTACAGCTAAAGCGAGAGACGCAATACTTGCCACTATCAAAGCGAAAGAGCAAGAACAAGCTAATGAGTTGCAAAAGATTTCTGATGAACAGATGATAAAGGATATAGAGAACCGGGAAAAGCTTATATCCCTTCAACTTGAATCTGTCAAAGAGGGTAGCGAGCAAGAGTATCAGTTGAAGATGAATCAACTACTTGCACAACAGGAACTCGAGTTGTCCAATACAGAGAATACGGAACAAATGAAAATTGCCATTCGTGCAAAGTACAATAAGCAGCTTGATGATTTGGTTATTGCCCGTAACGAGGATATAGCAAGGAAAGAGCAGGAAGCAATGAAGCTCCGGTTTGAAACCGAAATAGCAGCGTTGCATGGTAACGAGGAAGAGATTCTTCGTATTAAAGTAGAGCAAAGAAAGGCCGAATTAGATGCTATCCAACAAATGGAAGGGGAAAGTATAGAGGCATTTAATCTGCGTAAATTAGAAGCTGAAAATGCATATATTGATGCGAAGCAAGAGTTGGCCAATAAGGAGGTAGAGATTGAGCAAGTTAAATATGAAGCTATGGCTCAAATAACAGGAGGCCTTGTTACGCTCACTGAGCAACTGGGCGAAAGCAATGAAGGATTTGCTAAACTTTCAAAGATACTTGCTTTGGGAGAAATTGCAGTAAATACAGGAAAGGCAATTGCTGCCGGTGTTGCACAGGCACAATCGGTTCCGTTCCCATCCAATATTGCGGCTATAGCGACAACTATCACTACAATTATGACGAACATTGCTACAGCTATTAAAACCGTGAAGTCCGCCAAATTTGCAACCGGTGGTTTAGTCACCGGTCCAGGAACCGGAACGAGCGATAGTATTCCGGCACAACTAAGTAATGGGGAATCAGTAATGACAGCGAGAGCGACAGAATTGTTTGCCCCAATCCTTTCCTCATTTAACCAAATGGGTGGAGGAGTTCCAATAAATATCACCGCATCAAGTAATCAGACCATGGGAGAGGATATGCTAGCAAGAGCCGTAGCAAAGGGAGTTCAGATGATGCCTAATCCGGTGGTATCTGTAACCGAAATAAACACAGTTGGAAAACGGGTTGAAGTACTTGAAAATTTAGGCAGCTTATGACCGCATATGAATTGTTATCTATGAATGCATTGGCTTTAAAAGCTATGTGCGACAAGTCTCTTAGAGTTTCAGATATTAAGTATTTGGAACTATACAAGGATTACCTTAGAATGATGAGAGAAGGTCATAAAAAGACATATATAATGCAATACCTTTCTGATGAATATAACATTTCGGAAAGGATGGTTTACAACGTTATAGAGAAGTTTTCCTCTAATGTTGATTTATGACTTTTTGGGTGGGCATTTGCTCACCCTTATTTTTTTACTGAAATAACCGTTTCAGTGCAATTTTATTCCTATATTCTTATAGCCGTATCCGGTTTAGTAACTTTGTTACAAACAATTACAGATATATGGCTAAATTATATATTAATAAAGATATTGCTGCTGATGCCGATAAAATGAAATATTGGCTAACTGGCAATGATTCAATTTCTTTCCCCGATATACAGGGCTTTATAGACTGGATTCCCGGTGATGATAATCGCATAGATATTGAACTGCATTCTTGTGGTGGAGATTGCACAGAAGCTTACGCTATTTATGATGCTTTGCGTGCATCAGGTAAGGAAATCTCATGTAAGGTTGTTGGTAATGCTGCATCTATGGCAACAGTAATCCTGCTTGCGGCTCCGATCGAAAGGCGTTCAGCGTATCAACATGCACAACTCCTGATTCATTCGCCATATTATCCTTCCAGTGCAAGAATAGGAGATATAACTTTGGCTAAATTGGAAGAGTTGAAGAGCGAGTTGCAAGCAGAAAAAGAAAAGATGCTCGGATTATATGTAGACCGGACAGGGAGAGATAGAAGTATATTGGAAGCACAAATGGATACAGATAGTTGGTTTGATGCAGAGAAAGCTATTGAACTAGGTTTTATCTCTTCTATCGTTCCGGCTACTTCCGCATCTGCTAATAAAACAAATCTTAATAATAATCCTAATATTAAAAGTATGGCAAAAGAAGAAAAGAAGGTGACAGTTGCGCAAGCATTTCATATGCTTGGCGTTGCTTTGGGTGTAGTGAAAGATGCGCCCGAATCTGTTGGAATGGTGATTACTACATCAACCGGTGACGAGTTGACTGTAGAACGTGAAGAGGGAGAAATACAAGTAGGTGATCCTGCTTCTCCTGATGGTGAGTTTGTTTTGGAAGATGGCCGGACTGTAGTAGTTACCGATGGTGTCATTACGGAGATTAAAGAACCGGCTTCCGAAGAGGATGATACGCAAGCTTTGAAGGAACGTATCGCTGAACTAGAAGCAGAGAACGCTTCTCTGAAATCAAGTGCAAAGAGTGAAGCCGACGCTCGTATCATTGCGGCTGTAGAAAAAGCAGGAGGGGAAGCTTGGTTGAAAAAGGCCACTGGTGCTTATGTTCCTGCCGGTCGGTCATATAATCCACAGCCTAAAAAAACAGAAGAAGTGAAGCCAGTAAGTTTGGTTGAACAAAAGCTTGAAGAAGCGAGAGAGAGAAACAAAAAAAGATACTCAAAAAAATAGTAAGGTATGAATATTTTAGAATCAGTAAAAAACTTAACGAAAGATAACGGGGCGGTTAAGAGTTTACGTGACCTGTTGGTATTGACTAATTTTGTTGATGAGTCATTGGAGCAGTTCTTTACATTCGTTCAAAATGTACAGAACGGCCAGAAGCTAGGTTGGACTGGGGAAATGGAAGATGTAGGTTGGACTGGCGCTCCTTGTAATCCTACTTATAAAGATGTCACAATACAAGCAGCAGAAAAGACATGGGATATTGGACAATGGTCAGTCCCTTTGAAATGGTGTTATGAGGACTTCATGAATACTATTGCAGAATATGCACTCAAAACTGGTACAAACATTGGTGACTTGACTAGTACGGATATTATGGATGTTATAATCTACCCTGCACTTGAGTTGTCTATCAAACGAATGTTTTGGAGGTTCATTTGGTTCGGTGATAAAGAAGCTCAAAATGCATCAACAGGTCAGATAACTGAGGGAGTAGATGTAGAACTCTTCAAGCCTTGTAACGGATTCTGGAAACAGTTGTTTGCAATTGGAGCGGCTAATGCAAACCAAAGAGTAAACATTGCATCCAACGCTGAAGCTTCTACTGCTGCTCAGCTAAGTGGAATTAAAACGGCCAATGCGGCTATTGGAATCTTTGATTCATTGCTTGAAAACGCTGACCCACGTATTGCTGCTATGGATGGTGCGGCTATTTATTGTACAAAGTCTTTGGGCGATGCTCTTACAAAAGATTTGAAACGTGAATACAAAGAAATTCTTACGTGGGAGCAAATCTTTAAGGGATTAGACGTGACAGAGTATAACGGAGTAATGGTATACCGGGTTTCTATTTGGGACCGATTCATTCAAAAGTATCAGAATAACGGTACTAAGTTAAATCTTCCTCACCGTGCTATATATGGCTCCCCAAAACAGTTATTTGTCGGCTCTCCTGCAAACCAAATCATTTCGGACTTGGAAATTTGGTTCAATCAGGATGAAAGAGTAACCAAGGCTTATTCAGCCGGACGTCTTGGTTGCTTGATTGGAGAAGACAACTTGTTCCAAATCGCTTATTAAGAAAGGAGATTATTATGGCGGGAGTTTGTGATAATTTAATTAAAAAGGACATCGTGCCATCGTGCGATGATCCTATTACTCCGGGAGTAGAGCAAGAGGGTGTTATTGCCAACCGTGCGGATATTGATTTTTCTGCAACTACATTCAATACAACACGAAAGAATGTTATCGAAACGTTGGCTATGAAATCCGGAAAGAAAGCGTATAAGGTTGTCGTTTATGGTGGAACGCCATTCACAGGAACTAATACGGCGTTGGCGACCGGAACATACCGTAATACTTTTACTAATACTGTTAATATGGTAATATTAGCCAATGATCCGGATGTGTGTGGCGATATTATTGACGGGTTAGCTAATGGGGAATTCGTAGTTATATTGGAAAATAAAGCAAAAGGGATTCAAAAAGAGGAGAATCCAGGAGATTCGGCTTTCCAGGTATACGGATTCTATCAGGGATTAAAAGCAGCAGAGATTAGCAGCGATAAATACTCTGAAGATACAGATGGAGGGTGGGCTATCAGCTTGACTGAAACCAAGGTGCCTAAATCCGCTCTATTCTTGTATAAAACAAGCTATGAAACAACTCAAAAAGCGGTGGAAGCTCTCACTGCTGTGGTTGGAGGGTAAATCATGGAATTATTAAAAGTGGTTGGTAAATTGGAAGAGTTGAGAGAGTGTAAAACTCTCTCTTCTTCTAATAAACTTGATATTGAATTGATGTATCGGGAAGTCCTTGGAAAAGAATTTATTAAAACATCTTGCAATGATTGTTACCATGATGCAGTAATTGAAATGTATATACATCTAAAAAAAACAGGTAAAATGAAAGATAAATCAAATTACATTCTGAAAAATGGTGTTGTTCTACAAAAAGAGTTTGGAAGTGGAGATATGTACACCAATGCCAATATTACCGATGAAGTTGCAGAAAATTATTTAGCAGATAATCCAAAGGGTATTATGTTTTTCTCCGGTTATCCTGCTGATTGGGAAAATAAAGTAAGAAGACGTTCTTTAAAACGTGAGTCTATAGATGACGAATTAATAGCGACTATTATTGAATCTATTGATAGTGGAGTATCAGAAGAGTCTTTGATCAATGAATTAACTAATTATGAAATCGGTGGTAGAAAAATTTCTGAAAAACAATTGAACAATCATCTTTCAAAAGCAAAAGATATGATTGCAAAGAGAAAGGAATCGGAAAAGAAAGAGGAAATCGGTGAAAAGTCGGATAAAACAGGAGATAAATAATAAACTATGAGGGTAAAGGACCTAAAAAAGAAAAGCAGTGACCGGGTAGACGTATCATACTTGCGACAGTTTGGTATACAGGGGTTTGGAGATGACAACCTTTATCCTCAGACTCTTCGCAATATCATTTCTGCAAGCTCCACCGGAAGTGAATGCTCTGAAAGATATGCCAATTTTATAGAAGGAAATGGATTCAAAAATATTCTCTTCTCTGAATATATAGTTAATCGAAAAGGTGATACAGTAGATGACATACACGCTCTTGTATGCTCTGATGTGGGTAATTTTGACGGAATATCTTTGCATATCAATTACAATATATTTGGAGAAATATGTGAATTGAATTATGTTCCTTTTGAAAATTGCAGGCTTTTGGAAGAAGATTCTAACGGATACGTTGCAAAGATAGCAGTTCATCCGGATTGGAGCGGTAAAAAGACACGTGCAGGCAAACCACTTCAAGTAAAAAAAGAAAATATAGACTTCATAGATGTATTCAATCCAAGGAAAGAGGTAGTTTTATCTCAAATAGTAGCTGCGGGAGGTATCGAATATTACAAAGGACAAATATTATTCTTGTCGGGTAATGGTAAAAATACTTATCCTCGCCCACGTGCCGATAGAGTAGCAACAGAGATGAGTACAGATGAAGGACTGGCTAACGTGAAATTCAGAAATGCACGTTGTGGATTCTTTGCGTCCGGCATGATTATTACAAAAAAAGGGAGTTCTTCAATTGAATTGGATGATAATGGCAATCCCGTAGAGAATGTAAATGAAGACACAGGATTCTCTGACACAATCACTCAGTTACAAGGTGATACCAGTGCCGGTAAACTGTTAGAGGTAACTTTAAACAGTGATGAAGAAAAGCCTGAATTTGTAGATCTGTCATCAAAGAATTATGATAAGGAATTTTCTGTTACGGATGCAAGCGTTGTAGAAAGAATATATACTGCTTATGGGCAAGAGCCTTGGCTTTGTATACGTAATGGGAAAGTCGGTTTTTCAGGCGATATTTTGGAAGATGCTTTTGAATACTATAATTCTATTGTGTCAAAGCAGCAACGCATGATAGAAAGAGCATTTCAAAAGATCTTTGATAATTGGTATGAAGTTGCAAATACTTCAAACGACTACAGTGTTGAACCTCTTAAATATGTGAGAAATGCCGCAGTACCTAATAACAGTAGAAGAGGTGTCTAACCTTTCCCGTAATATATCCATTCATTTGGATGAGAAAGATATTGAAGTATACATTCGAGAATCTGAAAATATTGATATGAAGAATGCGCTTGGGGATGAACTTCTTATCGATATAAAAAGGAATCCTGATAAATATAATATCCTTCTTAATGGTGGAGAATATGAAAGTGAATGTAAAGGGAAAAGAACCATCGTTGGCCTTAAGTCAGCATTAGCATATTACACTTATGCACGTATGGTAAAAAACGGGGATGGTAATGTAACCCGTTTTGGATACGTAGAAAAAAATGACGAATATTCTTCACGGCCGGATATGAAAGAGAAAGTAATAGCTTACAATGAAGCCTTTAATATTGCGGACAGATATTTGAAAGAATGCGTTCAATACCTAAATGACCGCAATAAAGATTTCCCATTGTATAAAGGTAGAGGTAAATTAAAAGCGAATAGAACCGTTTTTCGAATAATAGGAGAATGATATGGAAGTGGAAGGACTATTAAATAGAGCAGAACAAATCAGAGACGAGCATAAAGATGGCGCAAATACCGCAAAACGTGTTGGTAGCCTAATGGTAGATATGGTTAAATCTTTCGGTAGCCAATCACTTGAAATACTAGGTCATTACGATACTTTGGAAGAATTAAAACAAGCATATCCGCAAGGACCTAAGCAAAACGGAATGTATGCTGTAGGGGAAAAGCCTTATAATTATTATGCTTATTATGATGGCAATTGGCAGGATCAAGGGAAATTGGTCGAGCCTTTATCGGTATATCTTTCACCTCTTTCTTTCAGTACTATCATAAATGAAGATGACGTACCCCAATACCACCTAACCGAAATAAACGCTATTTACGAAGCATGGAAATCCGGTAGAATGGTATATGTCCTGGACGAAAAAGGTGAGTATTACAATTTGGGAGTGCTAAACATGCAATTGGCAAAAGATAATTCAAAGTGCTCATTCGTGGCATTAGACCAAGATGGCGTATTATGCTATTATTCCTGCAACCCGTCTTCCGGTGTTACGGGTAAATGGTCTGTTACTCCTATTGGGAAGGATTTGTTCGCACTGATTCAGCATACCCATAAAGCAAGTGATGTGACAGAGGAGACAAACAAGCGTTTCGTGACTGATGAGGAAAAGGATGAACTAAGCACTCTAAGTACTACATACGCTAAAGCCGACCTCTCCAATGCCATGACTGTTTCCCTGAACCAGAACGGTTATGCCAAGTTTAATAACGGTCTGCTGATACAATGGGGATATTTTAGCGCTGGTGCTTCAAATAATCAGTCTATCAATTTCCCAGTATCTTTCAAATCCTGTTTTTCCCTAACTTTTTCTAGTTCTACGGATAATACGGATAATTCTATATGGTCTGTGAATTATGCAGCTATATATGCTTCATATTTTACGGTTTATAGAAGATATGCAAATGCGGGAAGTGTATCCCCTTCTTCGCAGTCATTCAGATGGATAGCAATAGGAAGTTGGAAATAATTAATAAAGAATAATTATGGAACAAAAAATGTATTGGAAAAACGGATTCCACGACACACCCCAAGAAGGTGCAATAGAGATTACGAAAAAGTATTGGCAAGAATTGTTAGACGGTCAATCTGCGGGAAAGCTTATTGTTACCAATGATGAAGGGTATCCTATACTGGTCGAGCATGAATATACGATTGACGAACTGAAAGAGATGAAGATAGCGGAAATCAACGCCTATGACAAGTCGGATGCCGTCAACTCTTTCACGCTTGCCGGAAAACAGATATGGTTAGACAAAGACACCCGTGTCGGGCTGGTCAACTCAATCGGTATCGAGAAAGAATCCGGACGGATGAATACCACGCTTTGGTACAATGCCGAGAAGTACGTTATTCCTGTTGATACAGCCCTGCAAATGCTCAACCGGCTTGAATTGTACGCCCTTGACTGCTACAATGTGACGCAATCCCATATAGCGGCTGTGAAAGGTTTGTCTGATGCCGGACAAGTGGAAGCCTACAATTACAAAACCGGATACCCGGAACAGCTCAATTTTGTATTATAAACTCAAAAACAGATAAAGCTATGATTCTATTAGTATTGTTTTCATTCATTCTCATCGCAGGCTATGTTTATGCGATGATTAAGAAAGGGAAAGAAATCCCTTATTCAATCAGTGCCACCTACTATGCGCTGACACACAAATTTTGGTTCGCTCTGTGCATGATTGGCTCCGGTGTTCTGCTTCTTCCGGCAGCTTTGGAATCAAGTACGGAGAACAGCCAGTTTCTTGTATTCCTTTCGGTTGTCGGGATGGTTGTGCTCGGTGTGTCTCCCAATTTCAAATCGGAGCAAAAGGTTCCTCATGCAATAGGTGCCGCCATATCCTTAATATTCTCCCAGATATGGGTAGGCTGCAACAGTTGGTACTGGCTTCTGTTATGGTCGGGATTCATTATTTACATGGTTGTCTCCATGAAGAAGCATTGGACGGGTAACTTCATCTCCGATTTCATAAAGAGAAAGCCGATGTTCTGGATTGAGGTAATTTCATTGTTGACCGTTTATCTTACTTGTCTATGGTAAAGGGTCAGTTAACTCGTACAATCAGCTCATCCGTATTTTTCGGTGAGCTGTACGCTCTGATGTGGGATATGAGATGGCTCATGCTCTTTATCTTAATCCTTATAATCGTGGATATGTGGTACGGAGTAAGCAAGTCCATCAAGCGTGGCGAAGAGTTCCGGAAGAGCCGTTGCGTCAAACGCTTCCTGCTTAAATGCGGTGATTATATCTGCCTGCTGATACTTGGTGCCGTTCTTGGCAAGGCTATCGGTGAGCCTTTGGGAGTTTCCGCATTGGTTGTTTCTGTGATAGTTGTCCTTATCGGTTGTCTGGCGGAGCTTGAAAGCATTAAATCCAACTATTGTGAGACAAAGGGAATCCATAAGGATATCAATGTGTTCAAACTGCTGCTTGTATTGGTCGGCTTCAAGAGCAGGGAGTTGGAGAAAGCGATTGAGGAATCTATAACGGATAAGAAGAAGGATGAGCTGGATAAATGAAAGTAACCGTATTAAGCACCTGCTCTACGCCATCCCGGCAGGTGCACTGTTAACCATCCTGTTTGCGGCAGGACTGGCTGTCGGCATGGAGTTCAAAGACCGTGCATACGGCAACAAATGGGACTGGCTCGATATTGCCGCCACGCTGATAGGCGGTTTTATCGGTCAGGTGATTCAAATTGGAGTATTAACATTGATATTATAGGAGGGAATAAATATGAGTTTACCAAGAGGACTAAGAAACAATAATCCGGGCAACATCCGCATCACAAAGGACAAATGGCAGGGATTGAGAGAAAAGCAGGAAGATAAGTCGTTCTTCCAGTTTACGGAAATGAGATGGGGCTACCGTGCCCTTATCCGCACTTTGCAGAACTACCGTAATAGACACGGCTGTCAGACGGTGGCAGATTTTATCCACCGGTGGGCACCGGAAAATGAGAATAATACAGCCGGATATATCAGCCGTGTATGCAGCGAAATGCAGGTCCCTAACACATACGTCCCGGACATCAACGACAAAGCGACCATGTGTGCTTTCGCTGCCGCTATCTCACGTGTAGAGAACGGTATCCCGGCTGTCATGGCAGACATAGAAGCCGGATGGGAATTGTTATAAATTAAAAAAGGAGGAACAATCATGGCATTAAAAGATATTACATTCAATCAAGTAGTAGAAGGCAAGTATGTAAGCGACTCTATACAAGTAAATCAAGAAAGCATTGGCTTGCAGCTTGAATTTGAAAAGGGAAGCACATTGTGGGTTTATATCAGCTACGACAGCGAAAAATTCCAGCCGGTAGAATCCCGGTTGTGTGGTGAAGTTTTCGCCCGCCCTATCGTTGGTCTAAAGAAAGGTCAATATATCAAACTCGAATCTACACAACAGCCCCTCAAGGCTCAATACTTTGAATCTGAAGAATAATGGAAGCGATAGGATTAAATCCGATTAGGCTTGACCGGATAGGGCTTGATCCTATCCGCGTCAATGCGATTAAGTTGGGCGTTCCGGGAGCAGCTTCCGGTTCCGCCCGTCCTTACATCGACCCGGAAGTATTGGCTTCTTTGGTCGCTGTCTGTATCTGTGACGGCAAGAGCAACGACGACCCTGATAGGGCTGTAATCAAGAACTTGGTTGACCCGGACAATCCGTTTGTGATTAGCAATGCAGCTTTCAAGCTTAATAGCGGGTATGGGAAATATGAAGAGGATTTTACTGACACTACAAGATGGGAAGTAGTTAGTGGTGTAAATAAAAAGCCATACGAATTACAGGTTACTACTGCTTGGAATCCGAAAATTGATTGGATAGCTTTGATAAAAGGAAGCGGTGATTTGAAAAGCGTGTCATTAAATGTAAGTGGCATACCAAATGAAGGAACATTGTTTTTCTATTATGGGACTGACTCTATTCAGTTGTATAACGGGAATAATAAGGTAACTTTAAGTGGGGCAATACCGCAAACTACTTCCGGATATAGAATTATAAAAGGGAGAGATTTAGATTGGTCAAATTTGGTCATCACCCAAATCCCCTCTCATCAAGGTGCTTTAGTTACAGACGGAGTTGATGACTTGATAGTAAGTCAGAAAACATCATTAGAAATGATAGGAGGTGAT